CTTTGAAATGTAGCTGTATAACCTAATTGTGTTACTTTTATATCTTGTGCAGGGTCACTACTTGTCAACCTTGCTCTAAATTGTAAACCTCTTGCCTTATATGTACCATTAGCAAAAGTTTGAAATGCAGTATAGGTAGGTGAGCCAGATGGGTCTGTTTGTGTTGTTCTTACTAATAATTCAGCATTTACTGCAGTAGCTTCTGTACCATCAAAATCTGTATAGTCATCTATTAAACCTCTAGCATCTAATAAATTACTAGGTAAAAAACCTTCTGTTAAAAAGTGTCTTTGTAGGTCTATAGAAAATACACCACCTAAATCTAATGTTGTAGCAAAATCATAAGTACCTAAAGGCACAATGCCACCAAAATCATCTAATGATAGAACTGCATCAAAGTCTGTAATATCATCAAAATTACCACCACCTGCAAGATTAAGACTATTTGTAGTTGCATCAAAAGATACGTTAGTTTTTGTACCTTGAAATTTAGGACTATCTGTATCTTCTCTTCTTGTTTGTACTAATAAAGAACCTTGTGTATCTGGTAAATCTAAAATTATTGATGTTGAACTAGCACTTAAATTACCAGAATCATCAGCAAATCTAAGTAAATATTCACCTTCTAATCTAGGTACAGTAGCTTCTGTTGTATTACCTGCTAATGCTTCTATAAGGTCTACTGAATTAGAAAAGGTAGCACTACCATCTGTTTTTGTAGAATGCCTGCAGTAGAGTCGACCTCCATGCAACACGTCAACGTCTGTAGATAAATCCCACCTTAATCTAATTAACTTATCTGATATTGGTTCTGCTGTAAGGTTTTGTACATTTGCAGGTACAGCAGTTTTACCAACAGCATTAAATGTAATATCAGAAGATGTTGCACTAATTTCTAATGCTGCATTATATGCAAAAACCTGTATTTCATAAACACCTTTTTCTGTATTAAATATCTCATAATCTGGTCTACTTACTGTCTGTGATGTGTAGTTACCATTATTAAATCTATAGTTAACCTGATATTGTGTTACTCCTGTAATTGGCTGCCAACTAATAATTAATTTTGCTACCGCCTGATTATTTATAACTACTATCTTTTCATTGGCAACAACATTATTAGGTGGGTCTACAGGTTGGTTTAGTATTGATACTGTTCTTGTAGGTAATGCAGTACCATTTTCTATAAATGCATATTTTTCTGGTACGTAAGATAATGCACTAATTGTATAATTTACCTCGTCTTGTTCTTCTACAGCTATTACCCTAAATTTTTGTGCAACAACTGTTGTATCTTGTATTAACCAAATTGTATTTACATTAGGTGTTGTACTAAATGCACTATCAACACTAACTACAGCACCAGATATTCCTGTTATATTCTTAGTTTCTACTGTACCATCAGGCATAATAACGCTAATTGTTGGGTTGTTTGTTGTAGGTAAATCAGTATTAGCAGTATCATCTACAGTTATTGTTGTAGTTGTAGCTGCATTAACTCTTCCACCTCTACGTACACCTGCCCTTACAGGGTCATTTATTTCTATAACAGAACCAGGTCTAACAATAACACCACTATCTATTGATGTTGTAAAGGACACTATTTCACTTTCATTTTGTTCTGCAAATAATATTGCCCTACCTAATCTTGCAGCCTGACCCCTTGATGTACACGCAAATGCTTTTACTTGCTTTAAGTTAACACCTATCTTACTTACAGCAGTACTATCTTCTACAACTTCAAAATCTATTTCCTGTGTATCCATATTAAAGTATGAAACACTAACTACACTATGTCTTTGTTTTAAATCACTACCAGAATAATTAAAACCATCTTCTAATACATTAGATAAGTTAAATAAATAACTTGCATCTGTAGGTTTATCTTGTGTAATAGTCATAGAACCTGCTGACCAGATAGGCATACAACGCATTACACCTGATAAGTCATTAATTAAATCAAATGCTTCATCTGCAGATTGCAAAAGAACATTACAACTAAATCTAGCTTCCTGACCACCTAAACCATCATCTACAAGTGTGTTTGCATATTTAGATGCACTAACAAAAGAAAATAAATCTAATGATGCATCTGTTATATGTGCGCCTAATCCATATCTACTATTAGTCAACAAGTCTAATAAAACCATAGCAGGGCAATTTGTATATACAGCAGCACCCATAACACCATTAAATATATAGCCAGTTGGGTATACAATTCTGCCAGTTGCATTATCAACAGTAGGTGTACCTGAGCTATTAGCACCTGCACCTGGTATTCTTACCTTTACACCTCTTATCCTGTATTTTCTACTAGGTATTGAACTAAATTGTTGCGAATCAATACGTAAAGATAAATATGCACTATTAGCGTATGTTTGTTTATCGTCTATTATTTCTGAAAAACTTGACCATTGAAATGCATCTACTAATGAAGATGATGTACTATCATCAGTTATTCTAGTTATTCTTATATCAACAGGAAATGCACCTGTTATATCTACTCTGTAATCTTTCTGGTATGCGTCAGCAGTTCTACCTGTAATAGTATCTGTAATAACGTCAGTAAAACCACCAGAATTATATTGTACAGATATTTTAAATTGAACAGTAGAACCTAATAAATCACCTGCATCTGTAGCTCTTTGCAGTTGTGGTAATGTTATTGTTACCTTAATAGCATCTACAGATGTATTAGTAATAGTTCTTGTAACTGGTGATGCTTTTGTTACTACTACACCTACTGCTGTTGTAGATTCTGAACTTTCAATACCAGGTATATGTGTTTGATTAGCAGTACCAAATCTAGGGGTAAAGCCAACATTCTGAAAATTAAAGTCAGTTGTATTAGGACTAGATGAAGATGCAGTAGATTTTAATACAGCAGTATTATTAAGGAAAACATCTTTGAGTGCTGCATTATTATATGCAGTTGTGCCTTTTGTTAATCCTTCTTTTGATGCTGTTGCAAAACCTTCTATCTCACCTTCTGATACTAAATCTAAGAAAGTAGCAAACTGCTTACTATGTAAAGTATCAGGTGTTCTAGTAGGTTGTGGTGGTTGTGGTGGTGATGGATTACCCCCTGCACCTTGTATATATTTTTTTGTCATGCCCTTACCTGTTCAGTATCAATACCTGCACTTATCACAACACTACCTGTAAACACCTCTCCAAAACAAATAGGGTGGCTACTTCCCGCACGCGAACTTTGTTGTATGCCACTAAAACCAAATGAGATTCTAGGGTCTTGTTCATTAGTAAATTCTTTAGGTTTTGGTATAGGAAATAATAAACTAGCAACACCAGATAAAGCTAAACCAACACCTAAAAAACCAACTGCCTTAGATACAAGTATTGGTGTACCTCCAAAAGTACCTATAGCTGCTGTACCAAATGGATTAACAAGTGCTATTCCTATTAAAGCTGCACCTAATAATGTACGACCTAAACCACCACCTGCACCAGATATAACAGGTACAAATGATATTTCTTGTTTACCAGTAGGTTCATGTATCTGTGTATCATCTATCTCATATTCATTTACTAATACTTTGTAATATCTATTTGACATATATCTTTCTGTTTCTGGAAAATTATATATCAAAAAACTAACAGCCTGTGCAACAGAATTTACCTTTACATCAAATTCTTTATATCCTACAAATTCTGCAAGATCACCATAAAGTTTTACCTTAGATAGCATACCTGTACCTCTTGCCTGTGCATTTTAACAACCATTCATTATATGGTTCTCTTGTACTTAGTCTATCTGCTAAATGGTGTAATATATCATCACCTAAAAAAATAGCTACATGATTTAAGGTCGGGTGCAATATTGACATTAACAACACATCACCTTTTTGTAGCTTTTCATCTTTATTTAACTCTCTGAAACCAGTTCTTTCTGCATATTGTTCAAATAATGGATTATCTAAAAAATCCTGTGGTGTTGTAGGTCTTTGATAGTCCAACAGTTGTATATTGTGCTGTTCTTTATAATAATCTCTAACTAATGACCAACAATCTGTAACACCCCATACCCATTGTCTACCTATTAGTGGTGGTTTATATCCTGTAGGTTCACAATAACCCCATGTTTCTGTTTTTGGATTAACAATATGCCATTTTAAACCACTTTGCTCACAAGATACTTTATCTGCCTGTGATGGTGATGGTGGTGTAACAGGGTGACTATGTACAATAGCTGTTATTTCACCTAATGCATCTGCTTTTACATAATCTTCTGGGTCTAAAATAAAGCATTGTTGACTATATGTAGATAAATTATTACATGGGTAATATTGTTCTTTTCCTTTTATTACTATTAAAACACCTACTGATTCTTTAGGGTCTTGTTCTTTTGCGTGTTTAAGTGCTGCGTCTTTCCAAGTCATGCAATAAATGTACCAATACTAGGAAATAAATCTCTTGTACATTGTCTACCTACCCTTACACCTGCTAAATCAAAAGGTGCAGCTAATTCAAAAGATACAATATCTCTATTTTCTGCAGATTTTCTTGCAATAGTATATGTTATCTCTTCTTTTGCAGTAGCATCTGGTGTACCTAATGGGTTTACCTGTTGTGTAGAAGTTGTAGTAGTAGTTTGCGTTGTTGTATTAGGGTTGTTCATTGTTATTGTATTACCCATAGCATTACCATGTACTGTGCAGTAATATCTAAGGTCACCAGGTGCAGAAGGGTATGCAGGTTGGTATACAACAGTAGCATCTGTACCTAAAGTACCTGTATTAGTTGTTGTTTGTTGTCCACCTGCATCTGATTTAATTCTTAATGGGTGTCCTACATTACTGCTATGTGATTGGTTAAAAGTATATGTACTACCACGTTTCATAGTTATTACAGGTTTTTGCACACCATTTATAGCAAACACATTATTACCACCACTATCTTGTACAACTGTAACTGTATAAGAAATATTTTCTGCATCTGCAGGGTCAGCTATTGTTGTAGTTGTTGTAGAAGTTGTAGTTGTTACTGGAAAATTTACAGCATCAATATACCTAGCTGTTGTTCTAATACGTTTTACAGTTGCACCTGTTAAATCATTACCTGTTGTTACTGCATTTACATTTAATAATATTGCTGTAATAGTACCTAATGCATTACTTACAGATAATGTAGGTCTAGGTATTTGACCACGTTGATATGCAAAACCTTCTGCAGTTACAGGAAAGCGTAAATATTCATTTCCACCAAATACTAATTTACCATTTAAGTTAAGGTTACTACCTGCATGAAATCTATATGTCTGTGTAGAACCATGTAGTGTTGCGTCAGTTGTCAGTTCAAATAATTCAATTACAGCAGATGGATTAATACTTTGTAGATCAGTAATAATAGGTGCTGTACTCATGGTTCAAACACCTCCCTAAATGTAGCTGTGATAGTAGCCCTGTTAGGTACGTTAATCTGTTTTTGCCATGTATCACATACAAATTTAGATGATGCACTTTCACCAGGTGGTGTGTAATCAAAACTAGCCCTATCATCTGCCCTATCATCTAAAAATGTTTCTATTGTATCGCTATCTGTTTCTGTAATATTATTCCATGCAAGATTATATTCTTTTGGGTTCTGGTGTTCACTAAGACCTAAATTTATTCTATGTTCATAGCCATCTGCAAATTTTACAACCCTTATTTTTGGTGCAGAATTTTTACGTAAACCATAACTAGCTTCTATAGATGGAAAAGTTGCCATTATGCCAATATACCTCCTGGTCTTTTTTGTTTTACTAATTCTGATTGTATAGCAACTGCTATAACTCTTCCTAGTTCTCTTCCACCTTGTTGACTTCCTTCTACAGAACTACCAGATGCGTCTACATTAACAACAATGTTACCAAAACCACCGCCTGTAGATTGCACACCTAACTTACCATTCGCACCCCTTCTTAGCGGTAAAATTGCTTCTGGTGATTGCTCTCCCATCAAACCAATCCCACCATTAGCCATAGGAAATAAAGTAGGTTTTTTTACAACACCCCCATAAGCATATTTCTGTACCTTACCATCTAGAAATGCATTACCATTTGCATTAGGAGTAAATAAATTATCTAAAAAATTTGTAAAAGGTTTTGTAATCATCTGTTGTATAGCAACACGTGCCATATCAGCAATAATTGAGTTAGCTAAACTTCTAAAACTTAACTTTCCTGTAGTAACAAAAGTAACAAGTGCATCTTCCATACCTTTGATACCTTTAACAACAACATCTGCCATAGATTCCTGTACTGTCTTAATACTGTCAGTAAAAGTTTTTAACTTAGTTTGCATCTGGCTACCAAAAGATTTAGTAATAGATTCTGAAAATTCTTGTACGCTTTTTGTACCTTCTCTAAAATATGAAGCAGGTGCATTTTCTGTACCTGTGAAAATATCATTAAATGTATCTAAATCTTTTTTAAACTGTTCTTTTGTATCTGCTAAACCTGTTCTAGTTATATCAATAGCTTTACCAAACTTACCCTTTCTTACTTCATTAACAATTTTTAGAATATCAGTTACAGCCCTACCTAAAAATCGAAACCCTGCAATAGTTGTAAATATCGCTGCACTTACTGTTTTTATAGATATTTCTATAGATTTAAACAACATATCAAAATCATTCTGTGAACTAAATAAATTACTAAAAACACCAATTAAATTATTTAAAGTTGGTAATAAAGCATCAGCTAATTGCTTTCTAAAACCATCAAATCTAATTGCTAGTACTGCTATCTGGTCATTAAAAAATTCTGCGTTCTGTGCAAATTCATCTGATACAGCATAATTAAATTCTTCTAATGCTGCACTACCACCATTTAGTAAATTAATTAAACTTGCACCTGACCTACCAAATATTTCCATAGATATGGCTGCTTTTGTAGCACCATCTGGTAAATCAGCAAACCTATCTGCTATTTCTCCTAATACAGTTTCACTACTTTTTAAGTTACCTTCACTATCTCTAACACTTAGCCCTAATGCATTAAAGCTATCTGAATATGTAGCAACACCCTGATCTGCTTCTCTCATTGATTGTGCTAATCTTCTCAATCCTTTATCTATTGTTTCCTGTCCAATACCTGCTAATTTACCTGCGTTTACATATGCCTGTAAGCTATTAGCAGCTATACCTGTCTGATCAGATAACTTACCAAAACTATCTGCACTATCTATTGCACCTTTTACTAAACCTATAAACGCACCACCAGATATTAATAAACCAAATGCACCTAATGTTTTGTTAAGACCGCCCATAGCAAGCCTTAAATTTTTAACCCTACCAGTAACCCCTTGCATAGAGTTACCTAGACGTTTTATAGAACCTGCACCTACAGTTTTTGCTGCTACTACTAAATCAAATTTTGCCATATCATTTATCTTTATTAAGTGCCTGTAATGCTGCTGCTTCTATAATTTGTATGTTTTCAAGCATAGCAATACTATCTTTACTATATAGTTTAATCATTTCTATAACAGATGTATAGTCTAAACCAATAATTCCACTTATACCTACCCTCCATTGTGTTTGACAACGTAAAAACATTTCTAAATATTGCCAGTTATCCTCTAATACATAAAAATTATTGTCTACTTCTTTTTTTTCTGACTTAATTCCTAATACTGCATCATCTTCTGCTGTTTTATCTATGACAGTTGAACCAACAGCCCAATATTCACCTGCCTGTATTAGTTTTTTTTGTATATTTCCTCATTTGATTGCATAAAATATACACCTACAGCAGTTGCAAAACCCCTTACTTCTAATAATTTATTTAAAGTGCTTTTATTAAATGGCACTTCTGAACCATCTGCTGCCTCCATATCTTCCCAACCTATTAAAACTTCTTTAGTTACATCTATTTCATCTATTTGCTTTTCTTCTACCATTTTTACCATTTCTCTAAATCTTGATTGTGAAATATTTTTGAAATGTGCAGTAAATATTTCAGTTGACACTTCTCCATCTTTATTTACTTTAACTTCTACTTTCCATTTATAAAAGGGTTTTTGGTCAATAACAAAAGGCATGAAAATTTAGTATCTACTAACTAGGGTATACCCTTTTTTATTGATAGACAAGACTAAATTCATTATTAGCTGAAGCTGTAGGTGTTGCCATAAATGGTAGAGATAGCATTGTTATACCATCTGATTCTTCATATGAAGGCTGTCCTAAATCTGTTTGTGGACAGGAAACAGTAATCTTATTACCTGCTGTAGTTCCATGTAGCCAAGTGTTTGTGCCAGTTGATGTGCCAGTATAATCTGTAAAGAAATTATGGGCTGATAAAGCAGGTGATTCAATTACTGCTGTGCCTGATGGTCTGCGGTCTGTAATAAGTACTTCTTTTGTACCACCTACTAATTCTCTATAAATAACCTCATTATTAAAATCTAAATTCCATGATTGTAACGCTGCTGCAAAACCAAATATTGCAAAGTTAGATGTACTGCCATTTTTAAATATTAATGGTGATGCCTGATTACTTACTGTTACAGTTGGTAAAGCAGTATCAGTAGGTGCATTAAAAATACCTGTTAAAGAAAATGAAATACGTGGTATTGCGTTAACCTCGCAACTGATGCTGAACGTACCTCTAGCACCTGTTACCTTATGTCTTATGCCATCATAGTTAACAAATAATGTAACGCTATCAGATGGTGTTGTTACTGGTGCATAAGTTACTGATGTAGAACTAACAACTGTTTCTGACAATCCACACGCTTTTAATATCGCACCATATTTAGGTGCTGTACCTGCACTACCACTACCTGACATTTCTACATCAAAGGTTACATTTACTCTTGTATTAGCAGGTATTACTTCATAGTTGCCCATATATGGCCTTATCAAATCTCTTGATACTTCATCACTAACAATAGGTTCTATATTCAAATCAATTACCTGTACATAGTTAGCAGAACCAGTAGGTGTAGGGTCACTTCCATAACTAGATTCTGCTTTAGCTAAAATACTTCTTTTTCTGTGTAGCTTAGGCATTGTTACATTTAATCAGTATGTTTCTATAATATAGGTTTTTAGTAAGAAACACCATCTATTGCGTTAAATCGTCTATTTCTGTTCTATATCGCACTATATATTCCACACCAATAACACCACCAGGCTGATCTGCGTCTAATAATTCAAAAGAAGTATCAGATGGTTGTACATCTATTGCAAGATTATTAACTGTTAAATCTGCCATAATTTTACTATGTAAACTTTCTACAGTTGCATCTGCCACATTATCAGGTACATCACCTCTAACTATTACACTTACCCTTACTGTTAAAGAATGGTCTAGTGTAGGTAATGATGTATTTTGTTCAACAGTATCACTAACAGGTTCTAATATTAATGCAGGTGATTCACCTCTACTTAATGGTACTACCCTACTTCTATAGATACGTGTACTAACTCCTGTTGTATTAGCAAGTGTTGTAAGTAACCTTGCCATAATCTGTTCACGTTTTGTAGTCATGTTTTCTGTAGACTAATTTCACAAAATGTACCATCATCTAACTTTCTTACTTCTCTAACTGTATATGCAACACTATCAACTGTTATAGATGCACCTGCAATTAAACTACCAAAATCACTTGTCTTTGCTGTTAACTGATAATCTGTACTGACAATCTGATTACCTGCTAATACTAAATCTGGTTGTTCTAATATTCCATTTGCTGTAGTACCACCTGATGTACAACTAACACCAAAATCATTAAGGTATGCAGATTGTGTTGTACTGTCCTCTACAAATGCCATTTACTTTTTAGTAACAGTTTTCTTTAGTTTTGGTTTTGGTATATAAACTTCTGCCCTACCCATTGTAATTAATAATTCTGCGTCTGATTCTGACACATCATAAGTTTGACCTGCTTCTAGGCTGTTGCCACTAGCACATACATTTTTAAGACACTTTATTTTCATAAAAAAAAGGGGTTGTTACACCCCTTATATTAAACCACTTATGTAGTTACGTCTAAGATCGCTGCAAATGATTGTGCGTGTCTAACTGCAACATCAAATGCAACTACACCTTTAACTGATACTAAGTTTTTAGCAAAGTCATCACTATCTTCACCTGCAGTTATTTCAATACCAGAACCATATAGTCCTAATATTGCCTGTGAAAAGTCACCCATAACAACAGCAGAACAAGAACCACTTGTAGAACCTTTAGTTAGGTTGCTAGGAACTTGGTTTGTCATAGCTAGTGGATAACCATTAACAGCAACAGGTGTAGCACCTCTACCTAATGCCTGTAGGTTGTTGTTAACTAAATACTCACCGCCAGATGTCTTAAGTTTCTTAATAGCACCCATTACCTTAGCGTTGGTTACATAAGAAATAGAATCAGCATTAACACCTGCATTATCTTCCATAATTGCAGTTTCTAAGTCAATTAGCTTATCAACTGTAATAGCACCACCATTAGTACCTATTGCAACAGAACCAATACCTGATGTTTGCATGATTCCTGTAGGCTGACCTGATGAACCAGTACCATTAAGTATTCCTAAATCAATACCTAAATTAATACCATCACTAATGTCTCTTCTAACCAAATCTTCAATACCTGGTGTTGCCTGTATAAGCATATTTCTAGAAAACTTAGACAATGTGCCTAAAGTCTTAGGTGTCATTGAAATCTGGTCAAATGTACTTTCTGCCTGAGATAGTGCAGCAGTTTCACTTGATAAGAAGCCAGTAGAAGCTACACCTGATCTTCTAGGTATAGCAACATCACCAATTAAACCTGATAATGTCTGTACACCTAAACCAACCATTACTGTGCTGTTTCTTAATGCTTCTATAAAGTCATCAGCAAGTAAATCTGTAGCAACAATATTACCACCAGTTGTAGCACCAGAAGTAACGTATGTAGCCCTTTGTACTAAACCGCTATATGGAATAAATAAAGACCCACTTCTAGTACCCTTACCAGAATCTTTTGCAATTTGCTGTGAAATCTCTCTAGCAAAACCAGAAGCCTTATCTGACCAATCATTAGTAATAAGACCTCTAATACCTGCAGAAAGTTTATAGTCTTTTGCGTACTGTTCTCTTTCTTTGGGTGTCAACTGCTCTTCAATAGGTTTTGCAGTTTCTACAGGTTTTGCATCTATTCTTTCTAAAATAGCTGCTCTGCATGAATCAACAGAAGAACCATTGCTAATTAACTGTTCTGCTAGGTCATCAAAACCACGCTTAGAACACATTGCATTGATCTCTCTAATTCTTGTGCGTTCTGCTGATGCTGCTTTTTTAGTAGCTTCACTACGCACAACTTCTAGATCAAGTTGCTCTTTTTCCATAGTAATTTGTTTTTTTGAAATGGGCTGTTGTGCGTCAGTTGACGCTGCGTATACACGCTTACTGTCTACTATATCTTGTTTTTCTACACTAGGCATAGTGTTGTCATCAATTAAACCTCTACTTATCCCTACATCTGGTGCAGCAGGTGATGCAACTACAGATACTTCATGTGGTTCCCATCTTGTAGCTAAAAATGCGTTACTTCCATCTATTTCACGTTCTTCCATTTCTAAAATGCGATAACCAACGCTAATTGACGATAAAATGCCATCATCTATATCTCTTTTCACCTCCTGTGCCTTAGCATTTCTGCTTAATTCAACAACTGCCCTACCTTTTTTCTTATCTTTATCTAAATACGCATTTCTTACAATTCCAATAACATTATCCATATTGTGATTCCATAATACTGGTGCTACTCCACCATTTAACCTACCAAAATCTATAGAACCCTCGTCATGGCTTAGTATTTCAGTACCAAATGATCTCTCTACAGGATATTCAGAACTAAAACTAAACTCATAGGTGTTATCTTCTTTTGCAGAAAAAGATGTTTCACCACTACGTTTTAATACTTTTGTAACACTTCTTAATGAATCTATCTTAGTTAATGTGCTGAATTTATGACCAACCTGTACATCTGTTGCTTCATATTCTCCATCATCTTCTCTAAATACAGTAATTAATGCAGCAGGGTCATCTTCTGTACCTGTAATTTCAAAACTGCTATCAGGTACATTAATAGTGCCATCACGCACAATGCGATCTATCTGACCTCTTGCAACACCACCGCTTGCGTTCCATCTAACATAATCACCTACAGATAATTCATCTGGTTCTGCACGTTTTGCTGTACGTTTTGTTTTAGGCATAGCGTCATTGTTTCTTAATTCTTTTATTCTAGCTGATTTTGCGTCAGAAAAACTTTTACCTGCATCACCACCCCAAGCAGCCCACGCTACTCTCCCATTACTGGGGTAGCCATCTTCACCAGGTCTAAAACCTTCTGCTTCTTTATCTACTTCATGTCTTGCAAACCATGCTGACATTTGTATAACAACATCTGCTGATAACTCATTACCACTTAATATTTGTGTAGCCCTTCTGCGTGCAACTTCTGTACCACCACCTTCACCTTCTGCTTTCCAATCTCTATATCTTTGTGCTTCCTCTCTCATACCTGCTGTAGGCATAAGGTCTATTTCTGTACCATTAATAACTGCCATCTGTACCCTCTGCTACGTTTTCTGCATCTTGTCCTGATGGTGGGTCAGTATCACCAAAAGGGTCAACAGTATTTATAGGTTTATATTGACTACCACCAGATTTATTTGTTGCAGATGGGTCACTATCTGTAATAATGTTCATTTCATCTAGTTTTGCCAGTTCTGTCTGTCTAGCTATTAACAGTTCTTCTATATCTCCACCTGATTCTGATACAACATCTGTAAGTGTTTTAAAACCACACCTTACTGCATCTTTCATAGCTGCCACTTCTTTCTGTGGGTCTACATAACTGTAACCTCTACATACCCATCTAACCTTTTCATATACTTCTGGTGTTGTTGAATATGTAGGTAATGTTAATGTGCCACTCAATACTGCCATTTCTAACCAATATTCATATATAGGTTGGTAAAACACTTCTTTTAACATCTTCTGTAATGTTCTCCAATGATCTCTGTCCTGTAACATAGCTAACCTGCTACTGCTGTAATTAGATTGTGAATAGTCAGATGATATAGCTTCAAAACTGCAACCTAGACCACTAGCCATACTACGCAACATAGCCCTTACAAAAGGTTCAAATTCACCATTAGATTTATCTAGGTCAGGTACAGATATAGATTCACCTGGTGCTAAATATTTAAAAGTACCTGGTTCAAATCCACTAACACGTTCATAATCAAATACTTCACCACCTGCATCTAGTTCACCTTCTGGACTTGTAATAAATCCCATTAAT